TTCCAAGAAGCCTCCATATTTGACGCATACCGAGAGGCTCTGCATCCATCCATGCCACAATCTCATGAGGTTCCGTTGGAATTTCTGGAAATTGATTTGTATCTCCTCGAAGAATTCCTTGTGCTTGAAATGTATAAAGAAGATTTCTACCATCCCTATGAACTTTTGAGAGGGCTTCTCCACGTTTCACAAGAATTGCGTCTAATTTTGCAGTATGATAGGCTGTAAAAAATGGTGTTAAAATTCCTTGTGCCATACTTACAAATGTCCACAATGCTTGGCCATAATGCTTCATACGCCATGGCTCTCCCCCTTGAATCCCAAATACCATATGTTTCATCATAACTACATATGTTTCCCATGGTATAGGCATATCCATTATAGAAGTCATAATTACATATGGCATAACAATCAATATAAGGGGTGTCAGAAGAGCTAGAAAAGGGGCTACCCAGATTTTTAGAAATACAAATATCATTATGAGAAATGGAATATGATTGAATACTTTTGTATGTTCACCTGTAAAGAAAATTTGTCCATCGGCAGATTTTGATACTTCGGACGGGATATGCTTACGAAGAATTGTCTCTGATTCCTTCAAATCTGTAAGAACAGATGTTGCCAATGTACACAATTGTGTATCTCTACGAAGCATCATAAGTTCATCGCTACGGGCCTCTAATACCGATGTTGATGTTGTCCAAGGCCCTTGTAATTGTCGCTTCCATTCATCGTCTCCTGCTTGTAATATAAATCCAAATTGGTCTGTATGATCAAGTAGTTCACTTTCCGAGACCAAATAGGAAATGTCCATCTATACGAATTGGTAAGGAACATTCACTACTAAAAGACGCATCACTCTTATGGGTAGAGCTGGTCATGAATTCCGTCCAGACTAGCATAACGCCAACATGTTTGCCAAATTCTGTCGAATTATGTATTCTGGAACTTTTAGAATTGAGACAATCCTGTACATATGTAGTATCTGAAGAAATTCTACGTCGTATTCGTCCTATACGGGAAAAGTGTCAGCAAACAGAAAAACAGGAAGGTTCCGAAGGTGGCGGACAGTTTAATTGGAGACGTGGCGGTGATCAAGGAGGACCTGTTAGATCTGGATACAACACGAATGTCTCATCAAATGTACTGGTAAGCACAAATTATGGGAATACAAATACTACAGTAAACAGAGCTTCAAAAGGGTCAAGTCCTTCAATCCCAAATCAATGGCGGGGTCAATCGGCTGGATCTGCAAAACCTACAACAACAGCACGCCAACAACAATCTAATTCAGATCGTTCATCAGGTCGTTATGTTAGTAAATTTACAAATACTACAAGTCCTGTAGAAGATAAAATATTAAATCAAGTTATATTGAATAAATTAAATAAATTCAGTCAAGCAAATTACCAAGAAGTAAAGGAGTTTCTTCAACAAATTCTAGATAGCAATGAGTGTGATTTCTTACGAGATTTTATGCTCCTTGTATTTAAAAAGGCTGCAAGTGAGCCTACCTTTTGTCCCTTGTATGCCCGAATCATCAGTGAATTAAGTGTAAACTATACATCATTGCTAGTTCAACTGGAAAAACTATATGATGAATATTTGACTATTTTTGAAGAGGTAAGTGAAGATCAATGTACAAATTATGAGAATTTTGTACAACGAAATCGAGAAAAGATACATAGACAAGGCTATAGTCAATTTCTAGGTGAACTGACAAGCATTGGTGTATTGAATCAAATACAAGTTCTTAAATTATACAAGACTGTTTTTCGTCATATTACAACACAGGGAGTTCATGGAGAAGGAAAGCAAAAGCTAATTGAAGAATATGTTGACTGTCTTCTCCGGATGAGCAAGGCTATTCAAAAAGGAACGTCTCCCAATCTTTTGGAACTTAGAAAATGCCTCTTGAAAGAATGTGAGCCCATCATGGAGGATCTTCTGGCAAAGCGGGCAAGCATTTAACCCGGACTTTCTAAAAAGGCATCCTTTGGAATTATGGACTGTCTGGACATTTTTCGAGGAAACTAATTCATAGGGTGTCAGGGTGTCAGAATGTCATTTTAAACTCCCTATCTCTCGCGTACTTTTTCTAAGGTAGAGTAGAAACAAGGATGCAGTCTATATCACAGGGCGTACTAGGAAACAATGGCCGTATGTCATACCCTCCTATGAGACCTAAGAGACGTGGGAGCAGGAAGAACCGCAACTCTAGGAAGAACCGTAACTCCAGGAAAAACCGTAACTCTCGCAAGAACCGCAAGTCTCGCAAGAATCGTAACTCCAGGAAGAACCGCAACTCTCGCAAGAACCGCAAGTCTCGCAAGAACCGTAACTCCAGGAAGAACCGCAACGGCGGCGGCATCTTCAGCAAGGTTCTTTACGGACCCGTTCATGAGGTTCTAGGATTCGGCTCAAACACTGTCGGCACTGTCACCAATACTGTAAAGGGTGTTGCAAAGACCGGTCTTGGCGGAGTCAACCGTCTAGGAAAGTCTGTCACTGGCCGCGCCAATGCCGCCATCAGCAAGCTCCTGAGCCGCAAGAACCGCAAGAACCGCAACCGCAAGAACTAAAAGCGTTTAGTACACATGTATACACAATTTTGTATGGACTTAATGATTGAATCTGTACAAAATTGAACAATCCCGGATCTTCCAATCCTGGTACAAAGCACTTAAGATGCCAAAGAATCACAATCAAAGAAGCGAAGCTATGGGACCTAAGAACAACAACGACTCATCAAAGAAAAAAGGATTTGCCCCGAGAAAAGTTCGTTCCGGTGGAGGTCATCACGACGATGATAGTGTCGATACAAATGGAAATATCAAAGGACTTATCAATTATGATTATAACTCTGAAGAAGAACTTTCCTCCGAAGATTCTTCTTATGAGGCGACAACCGCAGTTGCTTCAACAAAAAGTCCTGTTGCAAGACGTACAAGAAACGCTATTAAGAAGAAGAATACAAAAGAGACTACCACAAAGCAACGTTCTAAACGCGATGCTGCCTCTGATACAGAAGAGGAAGAGACGACCGAGTCAAAGATCATCCAGAAACTTCGAGATGAAAAGAAGCGCCTCAAACGTCTTCTTGAAGAACGTGAGGAAGATGATCATATCGCCATGCTAGAAGAAAAGGCTGCTAAACAACAAAGACTTTCCAAGAAGTCTTTGAAGAAATCCAAGAAGCGTGTAATAGAATCTTCTGACGAAGAGGAAGAATCTGAAGATGAAGAAGATGAAGAGTGCGATGATGAGGATTCCGAAGAGGAAGAGAATGACGAGGACGATGACGAGGAGGAAGAGGAAGAGGACGAGAAAGAGCAACCTGGAATTATATTCAGTTTCGGATCAGAAGAAGAAGATCGTCTAATTCCAAAGCGTCATAATATGAAGAAAGAGTCCAAAGAAGTCAAGAAATTCGTAAAACTTATCACTACTCCTTCTGATGAAGATACAATTGATGGACAGATTGATCAGTTCAAGGCAATGTCTGAAGAGCAGCGCACAAAACTCTTAAATGTACTAGAATCTCGAAACAAAGTTCCTGGAACGGGTTCTGTACAACAAGGACTCATGTTCAAGATTCTCACCATGAATCTTCCTGAGTCCACACAAAGTATGGTATTGTCCAAGTATAATTCTCTTCAAACTCTTGAACCTGGGAGCAGTGAATATTTCAAACTTCGTAATTGGCTTGAGAAGTTGACAAGTATGCCTCTTGGTGTATACAAGGAAATTCCTGTAAAGATCGCAGATGGTTCTGAACTATGTGGAGCCTTCATGGAAAAGGCACGTCGATGCTTGGATGATGCGATTTATGGTCAGGATGAGGCAAAACTTCAGATCCTCCAATTCATCGGTACAAAAATCGCAAATCCTAGCGGATCTGGGCTAAGTTTGTTGTTGGCAGGTCCTCCTGGTATTGGAAAGACAAGTCTAATCAAGAATGGCGTAGCAAAAGCACTCCAGTGGCCCTTCCAGTTTATCTCTCTTGGTGGTGATAGTGATGCCAGTACTTATACCGGTCATCAGCTTGTCTATGAGAGCAGTCATTGTGGAAAAATCGTGAATTCCCTGTGTGCTGCAAAGAGTATGAGTATGGTACTCATGTTTGATGAACTCGATAAGATTAGTACAACTGCCAAAGGTGAGGAAGTACAGAATCTTCTTGTCCATTTGACGGATCCTGTACAAAATAGTGAGTTCGAGGATAAATATTTGAGCGGAATTCCTATTGATCTGAGTCGTGTCATGTTTACATTTAGTGCTAATTATTTGGAGAAGGTGGATAAGGTACTACTTGATCGTATGGTAGTTGTCAATCTTCAGGGATATAGCAAGAAGGAGAAGGCAGAAATTGCTGAACATTACTTGCTTCCTGCAGCATTGCGAGAAGTTGGTTTGGTAGAGAAAGTTGGAATTTCCAAAGAAGTGATTACACACATCATTGAAACCTATGCGAGCGAGGAGACTGGAGTTCGTGAACTGAAGCGCTGTATCGAGCAAATTACTCAAAAAGTAAATATGCTTCGTATGTTTAATACGAAAGATTTGCCCTTTCACATCAAGGACTTTAGCCTACCCTTTGTATTAAAGAAAGATCATGTAGATCTATTTCTAAAGAAGAAGACACCAACTAATTCCGCGCTTCACATGTATACTTAATTGCGCCTGTTTCGACGGGTCTTTCGATTATTACGATTTGAGCGTTTCCTTGTAGTTCCTGAGGATTTATAGCCATTCAAAGATGCTTTTCGCTTATTATTTTTCGATACTGCATTTGGTCCTGGACCTTTTGTAAAAGGAGACTTTCCCTTTCCATTTTTTCGTTTTGCTCTTTTATTCTCCTTGGTAGTATTTATTTCAAGCCCTTGTGCAATTAACTCTTCTTGTGTTGGAAGAGGTGCGTTGACAGATTGATTTAGGGCTTGATTCTTTGGGGATGGTTGATTTTTAGTAGAAGTATTTACAGGTACATCGCTTGGCAATGATCCAACATGGGCTCCCTTGAGTGTTTGGTTAAGACGATTCAAGTTTTGTTTTACAAGATTTATTTTGCTAAAGATGGAATTAAATCGCTTTGTTTTATTCATGGTCATTGTGGGAGAAGAAGCATTGTTCTTTTTATTATTTGGTACAGGTGTTTCTACATTAGATTCAGTATTTGTAAACGGAGTAGTGTTACCACTGTTTGGTGTAGAAGGCGCATTCTTTTTAGCATTTACCTTCGCTTTCTTTGCCGCATTTGCCGCAGCAGCTTCTTTTCCAGCAAGATTGTTTCCTAGAAGGCTTGTGTTATTTCCTCCTGGTCCTCCTGATTCTCCAGCCATTAGGTTCTTTAGAGCTGCATTATTTGCTACCTTTTTAGCTGCTGCCGCATTTGCCGCAGCAGCTTCTTTTCCAGCAAGATTGTTTCCTAGAAGGCTTGTGTTATTTCCTCCTGGTCCTCCTGATTCTCCAGCCATTAGGTTCTTT